GTCTCTTTTTCCCCGAGGGATTTTGGGGTGTTTGAAGCACCTATATTTGAGGAGAAACAAACCGGATGAAACCAGATAATCAAAGAATACTTCCAGCTCTTTCACGATCAATTGATTTTGCACAAGAGAATGGTTGGATTACAGAAGCAGATTTAGGTGGCGTTGCAATGATGATGACTTATGCAGGCCTTATGGATAATTCAAATCAAAGTAATCCAATGATTGTTAAGTGGGGCGCTGAACTTACAAAATTGATGGACAAGTACGGCCTCACATTGTTTGGGCGCAACGATAAGCCAAGTGTTGTCGAAGAGGTGAACCCAATTGACATCATCAAAGCTGGTCGGATCACCCACTCCTCGAATCTCGACTTATCAAACGACAAACCCAACTAGAGGCCAGGAAGTCATTGATTTAGCTGATGCAATAGGCATGCCTTTAATGCCTTGGCAAAAATATGTCATCAATGATGCTTGCAAAATTAAAGATGATGGTGAATGGCTAGCACGCACAGTTGCTTTGCTTATCTCACGCCAAAACGGAAAAACTACGCTTTTAAAATTTAGGATTCTTGCCGGGTTGTTCCTTTGGGATGAACGCTTACAATTAGCAGCTGCACAGAATCGTGATATTGCTTTGGAAACATTTAGATCAGTTATTGAGATGATTGATTCACAAGATTGGTTACAGAGAAAAGTTAAAGCCATTACCAGGGCTAATGGTCGTGAAGAAATCGAATTATTAAATGGTTGTAGATACAAAATCATTGCTGCAACACCTGGAAGTGCAAGAGGGTTGTCTGCTAACACGATTTACATAGACGAAGCCAGAATGCACAAAACAACAGATGCTTTTGCAGCTCTTGCTTACACGATGCAGGCTGCCAAGAACCCTCAAATGTATCTAACCTCAAATGCTGGTGATATTCACTCAGTCTTACTTAATCAGATTCGCCAAAGAGCGATGAACAAAATTGAAAACAACACAGATGACGACATTGCCTACTATGAATGGAGTGCTGAACCTGGATTGAAACTTGCTGATCGTAAAGGGTGGGTTCAAGCCAACCCGGCACTTGGTCATACGATTACTGAGAATGTGCTACAAGCCAGAATGAATGATGATCCAGTTGTTATTCAAACTGAAATGCTTTGCCAATGGGTTGCAACATTTGCATCACCTTGGAGTCCTGGACATTGGAACGCTTGCCAACAATCAGACCTTAAACTCACAGCTGACAGACCAACTTGGATTGGTGTTGAAATTGCACCAGATAGAACATCCTTTGCAATTGTAGGTTCACAGATATTAGATGACGGATCAGTAGGCCTTGGCTTGATGGACATGGAAGATTCGACAGAACCAATTGACGATCTTAAAATTGCAGACCGAATAGCACAATGGTCAAACAAATACCAAACCGAATCGATATTATTGAACAAATTTAGTGGCGACTCGGTAGCTGCAAAATTACGCTTGGCGAGCGTAAATGCAGAAATCATTGCAGGCTCAAAGTATTACCAGGCTTGCGATGAAACCCTAGGTGCAATGGCAGGGGCACGCATCACCCATGCAGGTCAGCCGGAACTGACTGCCTCTGTCAATGCATGTGTAAAGAAAACAACTGAATCAGGTGGTTGGTACATCTCCAGACGAAAAGATGCTGTTGCAGCAATTGCAATGGTGTTAGCAATTCACAAAGCACAAGAACGCAACAACTCAAATGAATTTGGTGTTTTAGTTAGTTAACTATTAACACGCCAACAACTCGGACAGAGTAACATTGTAGTTAAATCTATGAGATAATGAAAAGACTATGGGACTATACTCAAAATACTTAAAGCCACAACTTACAGCTGCAATTGCACCATATACTTTTCCAGATAAACCACTTTCAGTTTGGGCACCAGGCTTTGATGGTGTCACATCAACATTTGTTACAAGACGTGAGGCTTTATCCGTACCGGCGTGCAGTAGGGGCAGGAACGTTATAGTCGGCACTGCAGCATCTTTAGAATTACATGTTAAAAGAAAATTTGATGATTCAAGAGTTGAACCAACACCAACAATAATTTCACAACCAGATAAGAACATGCCAACAGCTGTTGTTTATGGCATGACTGCAGAAAACCTTTTGTTCCATGGTGTTGCATATTGGCAAATTAAAGAAATTGATCCTGCAACTGGCAGACCATCACAAATCAGATGGATTGATGCACCAAGAGTTTCACAAGTACTTGATTCAACAGGTGAAATTGTAATTGGTTACCAACTTGAAGCACAAAGACTTCCAGACAACGGCATCGGTTCATTAATTCAATTTACTGGCATTGATCCAGATGGAATTTTAAATCGTGGTGGCAGAACACTACGCACAGCAGCAGCTCTTGAAAGAGCAGTATTCAATTATGCTGAAACACCAACACCAAGTGTTGTGTTAAAAGCAAATGTGCCGATGGATTCAAATAAAGCAACAGCAATTTTAAATGCGTGGAAACAAGCAAGACAAACAAAAGGCACAGCATTTTTATCTGACAATGTTGACATGCAATCAGTTGGATTTAACGCTGCTGATTTACAACTTACAGAAGCCAGAGAATATCTAGCCAAGGAGATTGCGCGTTTGATGAATATCCCGGCATACTATTTGGATGCTGCAACAAATTCAATGACTTATTCAAACGTAACAGCTGAACGCAGAGCTTTGTTAGATTTTTCATTACGTCCATTACTGACTGCCATCGAACAAAGGCTGAGCATGGATGACGTTACTGTTTCAACACAGTATGTGGAATATGACTTGGATGACTTCTTAAGAGGTAATCCATTGGAAAGAGCAGATGTGTACTCCAAACTAATTCCTCTCGGAGTACTCACAGTTGACGAGGCACGCGAGGAAGAAGACCTGGTGAGATAATGGAAATTAAATTTAACAGCGATATTTTAACAGCATCAACATCCAAAAGAGAAATTACAGGAATTATTGTTCCTTTTGGTCGCCCTGGATTTACAAACATGGGCACAGTGGTATTTGAACAAGGATCATTGCAATTAGGTAATGACATTAAATTGTTTGAAGATCATGACATGAACAAGGTGCGTGGCAGAATGATAAGCCACGAAATCACACCAGTTGGAATCATTGGCAAATTTAAAATTGCACGCACATCAGCAGGAGATGACATTCTTACTCTTGCACAAGACGGATTAAAATCCGGATTGTCAATCGGTGCATCAATTGACCAATACGAAAACAAAGAAGATGAAGTTTATGTAACAGCAGCAAAAATCTTGGAAGTATCAATTGTAGATACACCAGCATTTGCTGATGCACAAATAACAGATGTCGCTGCTCAAAAAGCAGACGAAACAGAAGTCACTGCAAATAGCGCAAGTGATGAACAAACAAACCAAACCGAAAGTGAGGTCACTTCAATGGGAAATCCTGAAGAAGTAACTCCAGTGGTCGAAGCTGCGCCAGAAGTTGCAGTGGAAGCCTCTAAAGCAGTAGCAGCACCAGTTGCTTATGCAAAACCACGCGTTAACTTAAACGTTACAGCTGGCGAATATGCAAAAGCACAATTCAATGCAATGCAAGGCAACCAAGATGCACGCGACCTAGTTGCAGCTCTTGATGCAGCAACAACAACCGAAAACATCGGTGTTGTACCACCAGCATACCTACGCGATTTGATCGGAATCATTGATAACTCAATGCCATTTGCAGATTCAATCGAACAAGGCACATTGCCTGCAAGTGGAATGAAATTTTATCGTCCACTAATTGGCACACAAGCAACAACTGCACAAACAGCAGAAGCAGTTGAATTTGATTCAACTGACACAACAATCACTTCAAAAGAAATCAGCGTTGTTAAAATCGCTGGTGCAAACAAAGTGTCTGTTGAGTTGCTTGACCGATCTGATCCGAGTTTCCTAGACGTGCTCCTTCGCGAGTTGGCTGCGTCTTGGGCTCAAAAAGCAGATGCTTATGCATTTTCAGTAGCAGCAGGCGCACCAGGTGCATCTTCTGGTGCAACACTATATGCAGCAATTGCAGATGGTATTTCTGATGCATACGCAATTGTTCGCAAGACTCCTAACAGATTCCTTGCTGATCCAGGTAACTTTGGTGCATTACTTGCAGCAGTAGATGGTGCACAAAGACCACTATTTGCAGCAGCAGGACCAACACAGAATGCAGCAGGTCTTGTAACTGCTGGTTCAACCAACGGGACAATCGCAGGATTGCAACTTGTTGTCGATCCAAACATTGACACTGGAACTGGTATCAGTGGCGTTGTGTATTCATCTGATGCAGCAACTATGTATAAGTCAAGTGCATACCAATTGCGCACAAATGTTGTTTCAACTGGCGAAGTTGAAATTGGCATTTACGGATATGTCGCCACATGTGCGAAGTATCCAACAGCATTCAGAAACATCACTGTCTCCTAATAAGAGAACAAGAGTTGCCTGGCAGGTTAGACCCCTGTCCTGCCAGGTAACACCACACGAAAGGTAAGACATGCCATCAATCATTACAGCATCAGAATTGCGTGCAGCATTAAATGGAGTCAGTTCAACTTTGTATTCAGATGCAATTCTTGATGAAATAATTGATACAGCAGAATCAGTTGTTGGCAATCTTTTAGTTCAATGGAACGCACCAATTGATAAACATTACACAGAGAGTGCAACTTCAACAGTTTTGCATTCAACAAAACCCCACAAATTTTACGCAACACAAGTAGTCACAATCACCGGTGTTACTGGACATAATGGATCAAAAACAGTATCTGAAATTGTTGATGAATTTACTTTCAAAATTACAACAGCAGGTGCAACTGAACA